TATTGTGTTAAACTTGAATCTGAGGGTGTAGATAAACTAACATCCATTCCTGTCAGACCGCCACCACCGCCTGATGCTAAATTACCTAACGAATTCCAAGTTAAATTACCCGAGCCATCGGTGGTTAAAACATAGTCTGCACTTCCGCCGCCAATAGTAATATTAGTTGCGTCTGTACCTAAGTCTAAGTCACCGGCTACACTTCTAATTGCAGATCCGCTAATCGTTACATTATCTGCTTGTAATGTTGTTGTGGGGGTTGATGTTCCTATACCTATTCGACTGTTTGCTACGTCGAGGTATAATAAATCTGTTTCAAATGATAGATCTGTGCCTAATCTCTCAAGATTATTCTTGAGCATAGCACCAGAAATTCTTCCTATTGCCATTTTATTCTCTTCCTACACCACTGTTCATTCCCGGGTGTGCCTGGGTATAATGTTATTTATACTTAGAAAACAAAAAGAAATTTATATAGCAGTTACACTATCAAAACCTACAATACCGTAGATTCTATGTCCATTTGGTGGTGGACTTGTAAATGTAAGTGTTGTTGTGCCGGAAGTTGTATATGCTTGTCCTGGCTCTTGTACTACGTTTCCAACTACTATAACAACGGCTTGATCACTAATAGGTGCAGTTGCAAAGAAACTTGTAAATGCTGTTGTAGTTCCGTCGCCTGTTGCTACTGATGTTTTTGTAATTGCGGCATTTCCTGCGCCGGCTACGTTAGTGTATTGCGTTCCGTCATAAACTTCTAATACAGTATTATCGGTATTATATCTAATTTCTCCAATTAAAGGATCTGAACTTCTTTCTGCCGATGTACCAACTGCAAGTTGTGTACCTGCATCCAAAGGTCCTTTAATTAAATTAGATGATGGAATTGAAAACTGCTTTACAAAGTTTGCCATTTTATATACCTACATAACTTACAGTTGCAGTTACGGCAGTACCCGCACTTGCTTTTGCATGAATACTGTCACCATTTGCTAATACAATCTTTTCTAAGTTTAACATATATGTGTCTTTAGCATTGATTGATATTTCTGAAATAAGTTGTGTAGTAGCCGATGCCGCTCCTGCATTTGGGACTGCATAAACATCAACTGTTACTGCTGATGCACTTGTATTGCAAAAGAATATTACAGTTGTTGCAGTGTTTCCGGTACTGGTGTAAATTGCGGCAGTACTTGTTGTTAATTGAGCTTGTGCTAATGCCATTATTGTTACCTTTTAAAATATTAATCCAAAAGCAATCGCTTTTGATTTCGTTACTAGTTCGTCTGTTGTATCCTGATTGGCAACAAACATGCCACTTCCACCATCTCCTGGTGTTTTAGCATATAATCTTGTTTCACCTGATTGTGCAGTTGGATTTACACTCTGTTCAGTTAATGTTAGTACTTCAGCAGTTTTTACTTCACCAGTTCCAGTTGTTGCTAGAATTAAATCCTCACCTGTTGCACTATTACTAATAGTGTTTCCAGATATAGATACGTTTGCATATGAAAGTGTAGTTGATGTAACTTCCATTATTTGTGTTGCATCTAGTTCAAGAAAGAGCTTTATATCAGCGCCTGCATCAATAATTTCTAGTTTACTGTCACCTTCAGTAATTCTATCAACTATTGCTCCGCCACCACCTACTTGTGTATCAACATAACTTTTTGTTGCCACGTGAGCAGCCGCAGTTGGATCTAGTGCTTGTATGTTTATATACGCACTTCCAAGTTTAGCATCGAATGTGTCGCCTGTTTCGTTAAACTGCCAAGTTGCATTGTCAGATGTTCCTCTGTCAATTTCAATACCTGCAGTTCCTGATGTAACAACTGCACCTGATTCTCCACTGTTTAGTATAAGTGTGTTATCTGTAACAGCAGTATCTGTTGTTGATACTGTAGTTTGTGTACCAGTTACATTCAAATTTCCATTGATAGTTACTGTTCCAGAATCAATTAATACTGTTCCGGTAGTGCCATCATTTGTGATTAAATCATAATCACCATTAATTCTTTTAGTCGTTTTTGCCATTGTAATTCAGTCCTATATGCTATTTAGCATCTTATGAAACGTTATCTATATTACTTATGCTAAAATAAAGTTGCCCCCGAAGAGGCAACTCTAAGTTATCTATGACAGATTAAGCGTCTTCTGTAAAGTCGTCATCATCTGTGTTAGCAACGTCATCGTCACCTGCTTCTTCAAGTTGTACTTTACCTGATGATGCGGCTGCAAAATCCCACTTTAATGATAAACCATTTAGTGCATTTGAACCTGTTGCACTTGGTTGTGCGGCTGTTATTTTACGAGCAGTAATTTTACTTACGCCATAAGTTTCACTGTCGCTACCGTCAACTGAAATTGACATTTCACCGGCTGCTAGAGCAGATGATAATTTACCAGTTGTTAGTGTGCAAGTGTGTGTTGTATCAGCAGTACCTGTTTCAGCACATACAAATTTCTTTGAACCTTTTTGCTTAATAATTGTACCTTCAACCACAGCAGTACCATTGTGAAAGTTTACTTTAATTTCGCTCTTACCAGCAGTAGCACCTGCAACTGCACCTGTAAAAAGTCTCTTGTTTAGTGGACGTCCCATTTGTTTCTCCTTAGTTACGTTCTATGTAATACGGGGTTGGTGCCCCATAAGTAAATGCTTATGCATCTACAAGTATATTTAGTCACAAAAAAGCAGGGCCTAAGCCCTGCTTTATGTTTAACATATCTTAGTTATTAACTGAATGATAGGTTAGCAACTGAAATGCTACCTAGGTAATCAGCGGCGTTACCAAGAGAGTTTGATGTGTTTGTTAGTGTTTGATAACCATAACGTGTCATAAAACCAACTACTGGCTCTAGACTTGCTGGATCAAGCACAACACCTGAACTCATTAGTGGAACGTATGGGCAGTAAAATGCTGCTGCATCTGTTTCACTTGAACCTTTGTAACCAACTAATACTGCTGTTGCATCAGAGGCATATGAGTCTACATAGATTCTCATGCTACTGTTTAATGTTCCAACCATTTTAGTGTTTGTTGGTGCTTCAAAAGTACCTTCTGTTGTTCTAGCAAATGCTGAAGTTGATGCACTTTGTAGTACTGTAAGTGCCTGTGGACTTACAACTGCCCAGTTACCTGCGCCTCTACGTGTTCTTTGTGCAATCTTGTTACCTACACGATTCATTAATACTGCTAATGCGGCATGCTCATCACCTACGTAAGTAGCTGTACCAGATACTGCAGCCTGATCATATGCGGCTGTGTTGGCGCCAAATGCGGAACCTGTACCAGCAGCTGCTAATGCTCTTAGACTTACAAGAATCTCTTGGTCGATTTCAGCAGTAATTTCTTGTGCTAATGCAGCCATAATTTCTGCTTCTACATCGATACCGTGGATGCTTTGTGCGTCTTGAGCTGATTCAAAAGTCCAACGAGCTGATAACTTACGAGTTTTCGCAGTTACTGTCTCTTTTAGAATTTCGATACTCATTGTGTTTCCTGCTTTACCTTCTAAGTTAGCAGTTGCATCAGGGGCACCAGATGTTCCACTATCAACACCAGAATAACCTGCTGCGATTGCAGCTGGTGATAATGCTTCGTCACCTGCGGCTAAGTTAGAACCAGTTGAATCTTGTAACTGTGTAGCGGCATGGTCAGTCGCTGCATTGTACTTAACTCTTAGTGTGTGGATCTGTGAAACAGGTCCTGCCATTGGCTGAACACCAACGATTTCGTTAGCAATAACAGTTGGCATTACACGTCTGATTACAGGTAAAATTACCTTGTTTAGTACACCAATGTCGCCGGCTGCAGTTGCACCTGCTGTTGCTGCTTCACTGATATATCTTTTGGTGTTTTCTAAAACAACACCCATATTTTTTCGCTTAGAACCTGCGAGGCCTTCTAAAAGGGCATCTTTTGTTTCGTCCCAGCGACTTTCGATTAAGTTAGACATTTTTATCGTCTCCTAGTTAAAATGTATTATAAACCTGCTAAACGCTTGATTTCGATGATTTTGCCCTCATCTGAATCCTGCTTGGTTTCTTTTTTATTCCCAGTTACTTCTTTAGTTTCTGCTAAAACTTTATTAGTTGTTTTAGTGTCATTCTTAAGAACTGCTGGCAAATACTTGTTAAATGATGCGTCTAAACGATCAGTTGTAATTGATTCAAGTAATGAACTCATTACTTCTTTTTGATCTTTGTTCAAAGGTGCCATCATCTGTGATAACATTGAATCGCGGGCAATACGATCTTTAATTCTACGAATTTCGGCTTCTTTACTTTCAACTAGTGCTGATTTCTCATCAGTAGTCTTTGTAGATTCTGCCAATTTTGCTTTTACTTCTTCAACTTGCTTTTGCAAATCTTTGATATCCGCATTTTCATTTAAATGCGAAGTTGCAAACTCTGCCGCAAAAGTTTCAAATAGTTTACGTCCGAAGTTATTCTGACGTGCTTGTTCGATGTCTTCTTTTAGTTGAGTTAATTCGTTATTGAGGTTCTCAGTTACTGTTTTCTGAACTAGTGTAGAAGCACGATCAATAAATTTAGTCTTTAATGACTCAATTTGTTTCTTGCCTTCTGCAACTAACTTGACCTTTGTTTCAACAACAGATTGCTTGTCCTTGTGGAACTCGCTAATTTCTTCTGCTAAAGCATTAACAACAAACTTTTGTAACTTATCAAGTGTACTAGCCTGTGCTTTACGGTCTTCGTTTAGTTCTGCTAACTCTTCTGCTAATTTGGTAGCCATAAAGCCTTCAAATTTTTCTGACTTTGTAGTCATCTTAGCATTAAAGTTGACACGGTCTTCTTCGAGCTTTGTGCGTTCTGCAACGACTTGTTCGATTTCAGACTGTAGTCCTTCAGTAACCATTTTGTCTAGAGCCTCAACCATTGTGTTTTTATCATGCTCGTAACGTCTTGAAAATTCTTCTCTTAATTCAGAGCGAATCTCTTCACGAGTCTCAGTTAACTTGGATTCCCAGGCTTCCTGAATCTCGGTCTTAGTTTCTTCATTTACAATACCGCTGTCAAGCAATGGTTTGAGTGCGTCAAACATATTGGTTAACTCCTTAGTTTAAGTTCTTTGATTAGGCGTAAAGCCTCATCTCTTAAGTATTTTTGTACACGACTATCTTCTTGTGCCTCTCGCGCCACATCTAATGCTTTATGACCAAATTTCATGTTCATTAAGCCTTCGTATATAGCTGTTGGGTATGCGTTTGGCGCCGATGGTTGTGCAACTACGTCGACTGTGACGATTTCGAAGTCGCTTACTTCTCCCGAAGCCTCATTGACATTGCCACTACCGCGGCTTGATACTCCCAACTTGACGCCACTGTCTAGCATTGTTCGTACTAGACTCCCCATTGGCGTAGGAAGTATTTTTAATTTACCATAACCGTTTGGACCATCCATCCATGCATCGGTTATCATATGACATACTCGATCTAAGTTGATCTTTAAGTCATCTGGATGATCGACTTCTCCTAATACCGAGCTGCCTTCAGTAATTTGTTCATTTAGTGCCGAAACTGCCTTGGTAATTTCACTTACCGGATAGTTACGTCCGTTGGCGTTAGTAACGCCACCTTGAATGCAAATGCCTTTAAGGAATAAATCCTTGCCATCATCTGAACTTTCTGTTATCAAGCGAGCTTGAGCAAATGTCAAATTCTCTTTTAAGTATACTGAAGTCATCTAAGTACTCCTTAGACTTTTTTCATGTCTGGCTTTGTTGTTCCACCCATGCTTTGTGATTTAGGTGTTGCTCCACCTTTTTCTTCTGCTGAACTAGAATTTTTGATTCCGCCTTTACCAGATTTTGCTACAGTTGATGTTGCATTATCATCATCACCACCTTTTGGTGCTGGTGCTTTTTCTGTGTACTCAACTACAACTTCTTCTGACTCTTCTACAGCGTCTGCATCTTCTTCAGTTGCTTCTTCTACTGCTTCTGACTCTTCTTCAGTTGCTTCTTCAACAGATTCCATTTCTGGCTCTTCTGTTTCTTCTGGCTCACCGTCATTCATTAACTCAGCGAATTCTGCCTTAAGTGCTTCAATTTCGTCGCCTAATTCATCAACCTTATTTTCGGTATCAACTACACGATTTTCAATTTCGCCTTCTGCATGGTCTTCATCACTTGGAATATCCATTGCATCATTAACTTCGTCTTCAGCGCCTTCGAGGTCTTCGTCTTCTTCGTCGTCCTCTTCTCTTACGCCTTCTTCGTCTGCTTTGATATCATCAATAAAATTATCAACTTCATCACTGCTTACTTCGTCTACAGACTCTTCTTCAACTGCTTCTTCACTGTTGATTAAGTTTCCATAAATTTCACGAGAATTTTCAATTACAATCTCGTGGAAAAGCTCGGAGGCTTTATCTTCTTCTTCATTGACCACTAGGTCAATTAATTGTTTCCATTTATCGCTCATTTTCAGACTCCTATTAGGATATGTTTTATTATGGTAGTAATATTTACTTATGTTTTCAATAAAGGTAGGTATAAAGGCAAAAAAGTAGCACTTTTTGACATTTATATCGGGATAACTATAACTTGAACTAAAACTAAACTATTCTGACCCGCCACTGCCGCCATATTGTAATTTTATACGTTTGAGCTTCTCGTATTCTTCAATTTTCTTTGCTTCACGAATACGACGCATTTTATTGATTTGCTCCAAGGTCAAACGGGATTTACGAGTATCACTTAGTTGTAGTGTACTATTATCGCTTTCGCCGTCTTGTCTATTCTTTTTAAAAAGATCATCTAGTTCCATGTTAGTATTTACCTTTACTCATCTGCAGCATCATCTGCCGGTAGAGCGTCTCCACCTACATCTAAGTCTAAGTCTACATCGTCGCCGCCGATGTCTGCATCATCACCTGTTTCAAGTGAATCAAAATCAGTGTTAATATCACCTGGTGTGACCCCTACACTTCTAAGTTCTTGTCCAGCAGTGCTACCTATATTAGATGCACCATTTTCTTCAGCCCACATTCTATCGTTGTCAGTTATCTCTTCTTCACTTAATCCTAAGAAACGTTTAAGTAAGAAACGTTTACTTAGATACTCGGTCTGTGATAGACTTGTAAACAACGAAGCACGTTGACTATCAATTTCTGCTTGTCTATAAGCGGCAAAGTTTTGAGGCTCATTCATTCTAAGCTCAAACATGCTACTATCTATATTGTAACCTTTCCAATTAAGGAACATCTTAAATTCAAAATCAAACGTACTTGCTACACTATGTTGCAATCTTTTACAATATTGATTAAATCTGTATTCTTGAATTAATGCAGTTCCAACTCTACCGTCAACTACTGTTGAACTTCCGTCATCTGCACCAGTTGGCAAATAACTACTTGGAATTCTTAATCCTCTAAATAACTTATTAGTAAAATATTTTAAGTCATCAATTTCACCAAGTCCTGTACCACCTGGTAATGTATCAACTTTTGATCCACGTCCTTCAGCAGTTTGTGGAAAGAAGTAGTCTTCGTTAATACTTAATGGATTATATGTTGCATCCATTGTATTAGCACCACCGCTTTGACTTGGAATACGTCTTTGATGTATTTCATTCTTAACTCTGTTAACATAGCCCATTGCCATGTGTGCTGGCATGTTACCTACGTCAATATAAAAAACACGTCTTTCAGGAGCACGTTGTACTCTGTAAATAATAATCGCATCTTCTAATAATTCTTTTTGTTTGTATACTTTAAATACACTTTCTAAAACACTAAGTCCAAAAGGCCAGTTAGGATCTAATCCTTCTGTTAAACTAATATGTACAACGTGTTTTGCATCAATAGCCAATTCATTTGTACTATTACTAAAACGTGAACCACTACTTGATGATCCTTGATGTTGTCCTAAATCATAAACATTGCCTGCACTTTGATCTCCGCTCATTTTTCCAGTCATTTGATCTGAATGTTGCGGTTGTGTAGTTGTTAAGTTTTGAAAGTTAACATTGATGTTTTTTAGTATGTACTGCTCTGGTTTCTTTCCAGCACTTTCGTTTACAATAACTTTTACAACGTCTGCGTTGTCTACCCAAAACCATTGAAAGGTTTGTGGATCACGAATAAACACTTGATCTCCATACTTAATAGTATTACGAAATACTTTAAAAATACGTCTGTCAAAGTCATTTAAACTAATCCAGTTATATAATGCTTCTCTTAATACCTGCGTTTCAGTATCACTCGGTTGACTTTTAAAAAATATATCAAACGGTGTATGATTCTCTACATTTGATTGTGTACTAAATTCACTTAATATATCTAATGCGGCATTGATTTCACTGTCGCTATCCATTGTTTCATACTGATTGTACCTATCAATACGATTAGGATGTCCTGTGTACACTTCTGGTAGTACACTTTGATAATTTTTAAATCCTACATCAGGCTGAGTGCCTATAGGAGCAGTAACAGAACCTGTCATGTTGTCTGCATTTACTACTTTAAAATACTTTTTCCAGCTCATTTATATTTCTTCCAATACGTGGGTTGTAACTATTATAATAGCATACTATTGTATTTATTGCAACCGTTATGCTAGTCTATCTCCGACTACTTTAATATTTTTATTAAATTTTCTCATCTCTTGTAACATTTCAGAGTTATCAAAGTTAGTTACTGCTTTTGCTATCTGTTGTGCCGCTTGAGCCATTGCTTTCTCACCGCTTCTGTCAAAGGCTGTCTCTTTGTCAAAGTTTGCAGGTAAAGGAAAAACACCTTCTTGTGTTCCTGGTTTTTCACCGATTGCAGCATTGTAAACTGGTTGTGTAACAATTCCGCCATCTGCAAATCCAAAGAAGTTTGCTAACTTACCTCCTACAGATTTACCAAGCATATCTCCGCCAATACCGCCAGCAATACCGCCTATTATTCCACCAATTAAAGTTCCAATAATTGGAACTGCACTTCCTATTAATGCACCTGTTGCCGCTCCGCCGGCTGCACCGCCAAATGATCCAAGTCCTGAACCAATACCTTCACTGAGTTTACCAACTTGTGTTTCTTGCTCACTTGTTGCATATGTTACACCACCCGAAAGTGCTGAACCTATAATAGGAATTCTTGGAAGAATCTTGCCTAACAATCCAGATGCTTTACTAAGCATAGTAGTTGATTGGCCGGCTGCTTTTGCCACCTTGTCTGATTCTGTGGCTCCTTTTATTACACCTTCTGCAATAGAACTTGTTCCTTTAGTAGTTGCTGAAGCACCACCACCAATTCCTATTTTTTCTAATGCTTTTTTAAAAAAATCCAACTGAGTTTTTGCTGACGCAAGTCCTTTTTGCAATCCCATAGCGGCACCTGTTGCTGATGCTGGCTTACTAGCATCTCCAAGTGCAGTACTAAATTCGTCCATTGATGTTGGCATACCAGCAACAAGAGTTTTTAAGGCTTTAACACCATCTGACATAACGCCTACTGCTGACTCTGTTACACTATTAAAACCTAATCTTACAGTTTTACCAATTTCTTGTGATAGCAAGTCAACATTCTTCATGTTCTTACTATTTTCGTCTAGTTGTGTTTTTTGAGCTGCAACAAACTTGTCATAGTCTCCGTTAAAATCTTTTTCAACTACTAATCTTTGCTTTTGTGCATTTAATAATGCAGCCGATACTTCTGTAAACGCCATTGCAATTTCACTATATTGTGCAATGCCTTCCATTCCTTTATTTGCATCGATAAACTTAGTACTAACTCCGGCTAATTCTTTTTGGATGTCAGTCATACTCACTGTGCCATCTTTTAACCCGGCAGTAATCTTTGCAATAACAGGACCCATATTACCGTCTTGTAGTAACATGTTTCCAGCAGTAGTTGCCGCTGCCGGTAATCCTAAGAAACTAGTTCTTAGTGCGTCCATTATTGGCGAGCTTTCACCAAACTGTGTACCCATTGTTGCAAATGCAGCTCTGGCACCTTTGGATGCTTCACCAGTCATACGACTCAATTGTAGTTCAACATCTGCTCTACGTTTATCGTTTGCCATTTTACTAGCAAGTTGTTTACGATCTTGTCCAGTTAAGTTTGCCATCATTTGTATTTCTTTTACAAAATTGGCTCCGGCTTGTGCTTGTTGTTGCACACCCATTGTTGCAAACTGTGTGTTTCTGGCTTGCATTGCAGTGAACTGTGCTAACAGTTCTGCACTTTCACTAGCCTTAATACCCAACATAGCAAAGTCTGTACGATAAGTGTCTTGTACAACACGGTTCATTTCAGTAAAACGTTTTGCACCTAATCTTGCACTACCACCAAATACTGCTAAACTTTCACTGTTTTGTCGTAACATACCTGTCATTTGTTCTAATGACAAATAACTGTTAGCCGCTACTCTTTCAAGATCAAATAAGTTATTTGTAAATGTTGCACCGGTTGAACTTAATCCATCAAACGTGTCAATTAAGTTTGCACTGTGTCCTACTATAGCACCTGCGGCTGCACCAAAAACGGCACCTAAAGCACCAAAGTGACTAGCATTTTTGTCTACTGCGTCACCTAGTGACTTCATATTCATGCCAGTTCCGGCAACTTCTCCACCAAACTGTATTAATCCTTTACCAGCACCAAGTACTGCGTCCAGCATTTTTTTGCCTCTGGCTGCAAATGTGTTTGCACTTTTGGCTGCATCTTCTAATGCATCAGTGGCATCTGAACCAGCACTTGTTAGTGCTTTTAACTTGACTACTCCTTTTGTCAATTGTTGTGTGGTTGCCACACGAGCTTTTAATTCTGCAGCTTTGCTAGGATCTTTGTTAGTTGCACTTTTTTCCATTAAGTTAACTAATCGTTCAAGTGTTTTCTCAGTTGCTACGTCACTGATTTCTACTCTACCACCGTCTATGTCTACTGTAACTGCCATAATCTACCCAGATAAATACTATTGTACTAATGTACATATGTTTATTTATCGGAGCAAAACATGGATGAAAACGCGAATCCTTTAAAACAGGATCAAAATCCCTTAACCGGGTATTTTCGTAAACCCGAAGTATATGTATCTCTACCCAGCAAAGGAAACTACTATGCACATGGTGCCTTAGATCTTCCACAAAATGGCGAGATAGGTGTATTTCCAATGACTGCAAAAGACGAGTTAGTCTTTAAAACTCCAGATGCACTACTTAACGGAAGCAGTACCGTTGAAGTTATTAAGAGTTGTGTACCTTCTATTAAAGACCCGTGGTCCATACCAAGTTTAGATATGGATGTTATATTAATTGCTATTCGTATTGCAACATACGGTAATCAAATGGATATTACCGCTACTTGCCCTACTTGTCAATCACAAAATGAGTTTGGTATTGACTTAGCAAACTTAATTGATCAAAGTGGCAAATGGGTGTTCAATAATACGTTAAAAATTAATGATTTAACAATTACATTTAAACCGTTATCATATAAAGACTTGAACACTGAAAATCTAAGACAATTTGAAGAAGCAAAAATTATGAGAATTGTCAATGATGAAACAACAACTGATGAGCAAAAACAAGATTTATTTAACGATACGTTCTTAAAACTCACAGTACACACTGTTGACTTAATTGCTAAAACAATTTATAAAATTACTACTGCTGATGGTACCGAAGTAACAAATCCTACACACATCAATGAGTTCGTACATGGAGTTGATAGAAAGATGTTTGACAATATTCAAAAACATCTTGATAATGAAAGAATCAATAACAGTTTTGCAGAGTTTGAATTAACTTGCGAAAATGAAGGTTGTGACACAAAGTATAAAACACCTATAGTATTTGACAATTCAAATTTTTTCGCATAAGGCTTCTGAGTCTTAGCAACGAAGATATCGAATCGATGCTAAAGCAGTTTGACACAGAAGCCGACACTATTAGAGAAAATATATTTAAGATAGTTTGGTATATGCGTGGTGGCATTAATCTGGACCAGGCATTCATGCTCAATCAGAAAGAGCAGAAGATTGTCTACGATATCGTTGCGGAAAACATCAAGAACACAGAGAAAAGCGGAATGCCATTACTATAGCATCACACTATAAGATGAACTAAAGTTCATCAGCAATTTCGTTTTTCAAACTCATTGCTTTTTTCTTAATTAATAATATATAACTAAATGATTATATAACTAAAGTCTTCATGCAGATCGTTTCAGTCAGACGGAACCTGTTTAAGGGTTCCATCTAATCTTGACTTCATGCGAGTATTACCCAGCCGAGACTTGGAAGTAGGTATTCTTTATACACAAGTTTGATGGGCTCTGACCTTACCCAACCTACGTCGACATACATATTGCTATGTTACCCCACGCTTCGTTCCTGTTGCCATGGGTTTTTACAAACTATATTGTGTTTTTTGATTGACAGTAATTCAATCTATACTAACCGGTGAGCCCAATTTGTTTGATGGCTTCCACACTCTGGTGTGTTGATCTGTATGTTGCGTGTGTTCCTATACGGAAACTTTTTCCACAGCGGTAATTTAAACTGGCCCGCTAACCTTAAGTACTGTAACTATAATTGTTGATTGTTCTTGAACTGTTGAATGCCTTCGTGGAGAATTTTGCTACTGCCTACGCGAACGTTTATAATGCCATTATAGTAATCATCTGATAAAAGAACTTCTCTTTCAAACTGCTCCTTTGCTTCAAGGTAACTCATTAAGCCCCTACTTGAACAAAGATAAAGTATTTCACGTGTGAAGTTCTTGCTGCCTAGCTCTGCTACATCTGCCTGTAAGTGATCTGAAGATCCATAATATTCTCTCCAATCACTTTCTACTGTGGTTCGTCTTTTGTTTTTCTTACCTTTAAGAGGTGGTTTTGTTTTTTTAAATTTTGCTAATTTTTTGCCAATGTATTTTTTGTTGCTTTTTAAGTTGGTTATTAAGTAAACAAATCCTTCAATGTCACTTGGTAACTGCTCAATAGGATCACCCTTGTAAGTCCAACTCATTTCTTTTGTTTTCTTAACTGCTGTAATTGTAATGCCTTCTTGTGGTAATAGTCAACCTTTTTCTCTGCATAAAATGGTAAAACGTTAGGAAGTATACCATGTATAATACTAACTATACCTGTGAGTATAAGATCGAAGCCTGCCACAACAGCAAACTTACCATGCTGGAAGTATCCTTTACGAGCTTCGTTAAGATGAGCTTTAATTTGAAACATACTTGTGCCTTAATTTTCCTATATCAGGTTTTCCTAATACATTAAGCTCTATGGGTACTATTAGTTTATCATAACTGATACCCTGGCCTGTTAATTTCTGGATCAAACTATCAGTATTCACTGAATCATCATTCACACAGACTACAACATGTGTCTGAGAAGTACCAAACAACACAAGTTTTGTTGCTTGACTTTCGTCAACAAGTTGTTGTGGATTAACTAACTCTCCGTTAATCCTTATAAAATCTTTATTACGTTTTTCAAAATAATAATTGTTTCCAACCGTGTTTACACGGTCACCTGTATTTAATGTATCCACATTAGAATCATTGATTTGGGTTGCTAAATGTTTACTTTTAACAATCACTAATTCACCGTGCCTATCAATTTTATACTCGGCAGTATCATCACAGTTTACGCCCATATCTTGTTGATTGTAGTCAGCAATATTTTGTTTGTTTATAAACTTGTGCATAATAGGAGGCAAACATTCTGTTAGCCCGTATATTACAACAACGTCACTAACACCTTGTTTAATTAGTTTTTCACAAAATGTTTTTGGAATCGTTGAGCCGCCAGTAAGTACATACTTAACATGACTTAAATCTAACTTGCTTAAATTTTCATACTGCTCGTAATTTGACGGAAACAATAGCATTGTATCAGGCTTGTGTTTATTAAATGTATCAACGTCATATGTGTCCCATAACTGAGGCAAAACGACCTTTTTACTAGAAAATAACGCAGGAAAGAAATACACAGTACTAACACCTAAGTGTACAATATTATGATAAAACCAACTTACTTTTGCTTCTTTCCAGTAGTGCTTGATACTATCGTTTGAAGCACAAGTAATACTTTCGTGTGTATGTTTTACTGTTTTAGAATGCCCTGTTGTACCACTAGTAAACGATTCTAGTATAATATCATTGTGGTTAACACGATAAAGTTTTGATGGTTTAATATTGCCATCTAATTCAATATGAGGAACATTAACAGTTTCTACAATTACAGGTTGTATTCCACGAGTTAAAACAATTTTAATATTGCTCCTTGCACAGTACTCGTCATCAATGTAGTGATCGCCGCTAATAACAGGAACAAGTCCGTAGTCAATAGAAGCAAACACTACTGCTAAATGATGTATGTCTTCTTGCAGACACAATGAAATACGATCGCCTCTTTTAAGTTTTTGACTCTCAAAGAAACACTGATATCCTCCAGCAAGACAAGTTAGCTCATCTTTACTGTAGATACGTTCGTTAGTGCAATCATGTATTTCAATATCGTTTTGTAATCTCGATATTGAAATCATTACATACTGTTTTTCTTTTCTTGGATCTCAGCACGTCTTGATTTGGTAAGTTTACCAATGTCGCCTAGTGACTTTCTTGCTCGAGCGGCTGCGGCTTTAACACCTTTGTCTTCCCAAGCGGCATGCTCTTTTAAGTATGCTTCATAGGCTGCTACGATTTGTTCGTGAATTTGATTTGCCATGTTGTTCTCCTATATGACTTCGATATCTGTATTATAACTTGTAAACCCATTTTCTTTTGTAACTGTAAGTATGTTGTTTACACGACCAGCAAGTTCGTCTTTGTGCGACACAAGCCACACACTCTTTTTACGTTCTCTGCTAATCTTCTTTAGTATGGCAAGCGAGTTTTCAACTCCACTTGAATCCATTCCACTGTCAACTAATTCATCAATGAATAACAAATTAATTGGCTGGTATAGATTTTCCCATACATCACGGAAAGCCCAACTTAAACTTAATATAAGTCTGTTACGTTCTCCACGACTTAAATTGTCAAAATCTAAATCTCTTCCAAGCTCTTGTATTTCTACTGTTAAATCGTTTAAGAATACAACACTATGTGGTAATCCTATACGTTCTAAATAGTATGCTAATCGCTTGTTTAAGAATGCTAAGTTTTGATCAATAATTCTTTTTCTTATAAAACTATCTTTACTAGTTAGTAATCGTTGTAAAAACTCCTGATGGTCTTTGACTCTTACAATTTCGTTAAGTGTAGTATAATCTACTTCTTGTATTGCAGTTTCCTGCATCTCTTGTATTTGTTCTGCGTATGGATCTACTTGTGCTAGTAAACCATCTAGTTCTGCTTTTAGTTTATCTAAACTACCTCTGTGATCATAAGCATCATCAAGAGACTCATAAAATACATTAGGTTCATCTCCAAGATCGCCTAGTTCGCCTAGTGCAATATTTAATGTATTTTCTTCAACACTATTTTTTTCTACAACATCTATTGCTTCTTGTAGAGATTCTTTTTTAGTGTTAATTGTATCTTCTTGTTTGTTATCGTGTATTTCTTGCCCACATGCATAACATTTGTGTTCGCTTAGTAGTGCTAATTCTTTTTCAAGTTTTTGTATACTTTTATTGTTACGTTTTGTTTCAGCAGTTATTCTATCTAGTAAATCGTTTGTTTCTTTAATCTGTCTCTTTTTAGTTTTGTAATCTTTACGTTTACTGTGTGCTTCTAATTCTGCTTCAATATCAACATGCGATAATGCATCAAGCCCACTGTCAAGTTGTCTAGCATCTTCATCGTGTTTATTCTTCCACAATGTTTGTCTGCGTTTAAGTGCTTCAACTTGTTCTTCAATACGACCATTAGCATCAATTTGACTCTTGATACTAAACTCTTCTGTAGTTGCTAGTTCCTTACTAACTTTTAGTTGTTCTTTAAGTACATCTGCTTTTTCACTGAGCAATGTAATACCTAGTAACTGTTCGATAATAGCACGTTGATCGTTTGCTTTCATACTAAGGAAAGGTTCAGTGTATGTGTTTAGTGCAACAATATGTTTAAACATGTTGTGTTGCATACCAAGTAAACGTTCTATCTCTGCTTGTGTTTCTCGACTATCACCTTGTGCAGAATCACTTGCTTCTTGTTCGTGGTTATTAATATAAAACTTTAGTACATTTGGCTTACGTCCACGTTCAATCCTATACTGCATTCCTGAAAGTTCAAATTCACAAGTAACTAACATATTTTTACCGTTAGTTTTGTTTACCAAATTATCTCTACGAATGTTAGTTAAAGCCAGACCATATAGTGCATAACTTAATGCATTAATTATAGTTGTTTTACCTGTACCGTTTCTTGAACCATTGTCACCACCACCAGTATCTAAGTTTTCACCTAGCACAAGTGTTAAGTCATCACGATTAAAATCAACTGCCTGGGTACTATTACCCACACTCATAAAGTTTTTTGCTGTAAGATTGTTTATTTTAAACAATTATAGATTCCTGTATATTTCCATTAATAGGTTACTGTCGTATAACTCACTTTGTACTGCCGTAAGTTGACTGTAAACAATACTATCAACACTTTCAAAGTTAATTTCTACTTGTTCGTCAAATTCAGTCTCAACATTCTTTTGTGGCAATAGTGCAAGTTCTCTTACATCATACTGTTCATAGAATGTTTCTTTTATAAAGTTCGCTTCTTCATAACTGATATCAATATCTAAATTAATTCTTGCATATGTTTTAGGCAACAATAACTTATCTGGATTATCAAGCAGGTCACTAAGTTTTAGTACACGGTACTTAGGTGCATCAGGCCATGCATGATATACATGTGGCTTATCCCATTCAAGTATCATTGCACCTCTGTCATCGTCCCACGCATCTGAATAGTTATGTGGAAAAGCATTACCAATGTAACTTATGTTTCCTACTTCTTGTCTTTTGTGAAAGTGCCCGGTAAACATACGTTCAACACCTTTGAAGTGATTGTTCTTTAGTTCTCCGTGGTCGGGCATTTGTACCATTGCATTCATATAAAAACTAGGAAGTTCAAAATGTCCTAGCATATACTTTGCTTCAATTTTTTTAATTTGTTTCCATTCATCGCCAACAAGCCATGGAACAATAGCAACATCACCTTCAACTGTAATATCGTTAAACAATCTTACATTAGGTAAATGCTTAATCCATGCTACACTATTGAAGTCACGTTTATCTCTATAATACTCATCGTGGTTACCAGGCAAAAATATTACCTGATCAAACGCATCGCTAAGTTTAGTCATAGCCATAATACTGTAATTCAGTGTAGCAACGTTTATACTTGCTCTGTGGTGGTGCCAATCACCAAGAAATAAACAAGTTTCTGCTCCTTGTTCTTTTCCTAGTTTAATAGCCCATTCAACAAATGCCACACCATCTTCGTTATGTGCATATGCATTACTCTTGTTGCCAAAGTGTATATCCGTAAAGACTACTGCCTTCTTGAATAAGTTACTCATACAAGTCCTAACATGTTTCTAATATATACGTTATTGTATAGGTTTTTTAAGCAAAGAGCAACCTATTTCTTGTCTGCAGGTGCTACTACTTTAGATTCTTCAGCAATTCTAGTATTCCATTCACTGTTGTGTTGTCTGGTATAACTTGGTGTTAAATCATTCATTTCAAGTATATCATCACGTATGTTTTGATTACGTTTTTCGATGTTTAGTACTCTTGTAAAACTATTTGTAATAGCGGCAGTATAATAAGCAAATGGGTTTTGACTCTTTGATTCATCAAATTGTAAACCAATTTGTGCAAGTTGTACAAGTGCTTGTCCACGCATTTCATCAACATATGTATAACCACGCCAGTTATATCTGTGACTGTAACGTTCACATAGTTTCATGTACATGTTTGCAAGTTTGTTTGATGTTTTTCCATGATCCTGACTAAAGTAACCATTTTCCATTCCACCAACCCAATGACTTTTAGCCACTAGCTGTAGTTCTCCGTCATCATCATGTCTATAATGCTGGTATGGAGGAAACAAACACTTGGTATGATGGTCTGCAACTGTTTTAGGAGTTTTCTTACGTCCTGGTTCTAATGGAATATGTTCAAATGTCATTACACGGAACACTAGTTCACTTAACTGAAAACTTTCAGGGTCAACTGCAAAGTCTGCCATCTTTAGTTTTTTGTTATCGTTTTTCTCAAACGCCGCACGTTGTATTCGGTCAGCCCGTGCTTTACGAGCTTCTTTAATTGAGGACTTGTCAATAGCGGCTACGCTTAATACAATACAATCAACATCTTTTGATTCGATATCAATATATGATCCGTAACTTGTTTTACTTTTGTGTATTTCTTTTAATAAATCTCTGTTGTTGAGATAGTTTCTGGTGGCCATTTAAGGGTTTCCTTATAATTATATATGTACATTATAACGTAAATAAATACATAGAGCAAGAGGTATTTTAATAATGGGTAGAATTTTAAATAGTAAGGGCGATGTACAATACAATAGTAAAGGTGCACCGGTTTCACAATTAGCAAAAAACAAAGGTGTAACAACATCAACTGTTCCATCTTATGCAAGTTTTGGAGAGTTTGCAGACAAAAATCCAATGGCGGCTAATATTGTAGGTGGATTTATGCCTGGCATGAAAAACTTAGCAGGTGGTGGTGCTCCTGATATTGGTAGACTATTTGGTGCCGGTATTAGTAAAGGCGCTAGTGCTAATAAAAAAGGTGCTGCAATGAGTACTAGTTACCCAGTTGTTGGTAATAAAAACGCAGACCATAGAGTAAGACTTAGTTTACCTCCTAAAAGTAAAATTTTATATAATGGCAGTACTGGCGGTTTAATTTCACCGTTAGCCGAGACAAATGGAGTTGTATTTCCATATACTCCTGCTATTACATTTCAACATCAAGTTGATTATTCAAGAACAAGTCCTACACATAGTAATTATCCCTTTAATTTTTACAGTAATAGTTCAGTACAAGACATATTAGTAACTGGAACATTTACTGTTGATTCAGGGCCTGATGCAATCTATGTAATGGCAGTAATACAATTTTTAAGAACAATTACAAAAATGTTTGGAGAAGCGGACGGAGCTCTTGCAGGTAACCCGCCTCCAATTATGAGATTAAGTGGACACGGACAACACTTAATGCCAAACATTCCTTGTGTTGTTAACAACGTATCGATTACACTACCCGCAGAAGTAGACTATATGGCAATACCAGGTCTGTCAGCAGGAGGTTTTGAAAGTTCACCAGGAACAACTCGTGTACCAAGACAAACTGAAATAAGTGTAGGCGTTACACCGGTTTACAGTAGAAATCAATTAAGAGAATTTGGTTTAGATACACTTGCAAGTGGAGCCGGTAGTTCAAAAGGATTCATCTAATGGAAGAAAAAGTAACTGAAGGTGATGTACAAGCAGGCATAGAATTTATATATCACATGCGTGAACATTTACCAGATGTAGGCGTAGCAACTGTATATTTGTTTGCTTGTTATACAATTTACTTGTTATTAAAGAAATACATAAAGTAAGGAAACATTATGGCGTACAGTAATACCAGCCCTTATTATAGAACTGGAACAAACGTTAATAGACAACTAGAAACATTAACACCTAGACCAATCAGTGCTTCAGCAGGTGACCAAATATTAACAATCAATACCACATATGAATATCGTCCAGACTTACTTGCGAACGACTTATATGATAACCCAAAGTTATGGTGGGTGTTTGCACAACGTAATCCAAATATAATTCATGACCCAATATGGGATATGAAACAAGGAGTTAATATATTCTTACCCGAGCAAGAACGACTATTTAATGATTTAGGAATATAACGTGGCACTTCAAAACTTAATAAATGGTTTAGGTAAATTAGTACCAGAAAGCCAAAAAGCAGAATACAATAAAGATGCTGCGGCTGCAATGGATGTTATGAACAAACTTACAGGTGGGCCTGGTGGCAAGTCAGAAGGTATTACTGGTGCTAGTTCAGGTGGTAAAGAAAAAATAGGAACACCGGTAACTAAGACAAGTTTCTCAAAACCACCTCCAGGACATCCTGAAAATAAAAACACGGCACCTGTTGATAAGAATAACACAGATGATAATATTGACAATAAAACCTCAGGACCACCTCCAGGGCATCCAGAACATAATAAAACTGCTAAAGATGTTGCAACTAAGGATGTACGTCTTAGTCAGGCAGACGCACTAGAACCGTTTGGAGGTTCAGGCAGAACAATAGTAAGATCACAAACAAAAGATACAACTGAAATCCCAGCACTGTTTAAGAAAAACGTATTACATGAATATGCAAGTTACACATATCATTTTGAGTTTTTTGTTTTAGGAGTAAATGATTTTAATAGTTTTGTAGACGATCCTAAGTTTGCAATAGAAGACTTGCCCGGACGTTTGTTAATTAAATCAGGTGGCGGAAATCAAAAGAATAGAAACAAGTTTTTTAAGTTAGATTACTTTATTGATGATGTTGAGATTGCTAGTAAAATTGCACCGTCTGCCGGCAATGCTGGAAGTGTAAACACAGAGGTTAGTTTTACAGTTACAGAACCATATGGAATGACATTACTTAATGGACTTGTAATGGCATGCAAAGAGATGGGTGGTTATAATTATACTAATCAACCATACTTGTTAAAAATAAGTTTTAAAGGCTTTGACAAGGACGGTGTATTAGTTGAAAATGGATCTCCTGAATCAACAAGGTATATTCCTGTAAAAATAAAAAAGTTTACATTTGGAGCAACTGAGGCAGGCACAGTTTATAATGTTGAATGTGTTCCTTACCACAGTTTAGCATTAGAGAATACTAAAGCAACAATCAAAACTGATGTTAAGGTTGATGCAACTACTATTGGAGAGTTTCTAACTAGTGACATTACAACATTTACCAAGTACAGGAAAAAGATAACAAACCCAATGGGCGATCCAGAGGATATAGTAGATGCACTTAGATCAGATGTTGTACAAGGCGGACTTGCAGGATATTTTAACTTAATTGAAAAAGAACAAGTAAAACAAGGAACTAAACTATTTGCTGATGAATATGAATTTGTAGTAGATCCTGATATTTCTACATCAACTATTACGTTGCAAGATGTTGTTGAATATAGAAAAATTAAAAATGAAAACGATCCTGCTAAAAAGGCACAAGGGCAATTTCTACAAAATTTTAATTACAACGAGTCAAAACAGTCTTATTCAATACGAGCAGGAACAAACGTTATTCAGTGTATTCACAGCATAATGAGAACAAGTACATACATGACTAACCAAGTTAAGAACGATAACTTGCAGTTAGTACCTGATAAGCAATTTTCAGAATATAAAGAAAACCAAGACACACCAATTAACTTTTACAGAATTGTTCCTAAAATTACACTATTAGACAAGTGGGACACAAAGAGAAATTGCTTTGCAAGAAAAATAACATACACAATTAAGAAGTATAACATGCATGGTAAAGACTATGAAAACTTTGGTCAGGCACCTATTAAGGACGTTGTTAAAGACTATAAATATCTATACACAGGACAGAACAACGACATACTAAACTTTGACATTCAGTTTAATAGTGCGTACTATCAAAAGAACTTATACCAAATTGCGGAAAAGGCAAAAAAATCGTCATCATCAAAAGCACAGTACGACCCATCAGATTTTGCCGCAGGTAACTTGGCTAAGTCAGATGCTAACTCAGTTAGTGTTATTGCACCATTTAATAAAGAGGCTGTTATAGATACTGGAACTTCAAAAGGTATAAGTGATCCTAGAAGTGATCCTCGTGCAATGATTGTTGATAACTTTATGCAAGATGTTTTTTCAACTGGTGCAGATTTAATTGAAGTCTCTCTTGAAATTATAGGAGATCCTGCTTTTATACAATCACAGGACTTACGAGCAGTAAGCAATGTTACATCAGAAGCACCGTCTTATCTTCCAGATGATAAAACGTTGAATCCAGACAGAGAGTGGCATTTATCACTATCATTTAGAAACCCAGAAGACATTAATACAGAAACAGGGTTGTACAGTGGATTTGGACACGACAAAGAAGGACTTGCAGAAGTTACTGCACCTACTATGAATGGCATATACAAAGCCGTTGAAGTTGATAGCAAATTTACAGGTGGTAAGTTTACACAAAGTATAAAAGCAATTAGAGAAAGAGGCAAGCAGTTGTCTGATTTTGTTGAAGCATCTGAAAGTCAAAAGCGTGTTGAAACTGTAAAAGAAATTAATCAGCGTGTTGATTTAAAAATTAAACAAACACCAACTGCGGCACAAAGATTTAGTCCTGGTGCGTTAGGTGGGAAAGTTCCCGGAATACCATTACCAGATAATTTTGATAAAACAATAACAGGATCCAATGGAATTCAAAATGCAATAAACAAAGCAGGTAGTTTAGCAAAAGGATTTCCTTCAGGTGATGTTAATAGCATAGGCGAAGGCGTAGAAGCAATTACAGGTGGATGGGAACCACCGGCGTCAGCACTTACTAAGGCAAAGAAAGCCAGTAATGCGTTACTAAACAATGCTAGGAAAATAGCAACATGAGTACAACTGCACAACAGTATCTAAATAGGATTGATCCAGATCTTGACGTAACTAAAAAACGTCAAATTGTTGATCCAGGTCCTTATGAAGGTATTATTAAAAACAACAGTGACGTGTTGAGAACAGGACGTATTGAAGTATACATTCCAGCATTTGGCGGTCCTGAACAAGCAACAAATAGTTGGATACCAGTACAATGGAGTACACCATACTACGGCAAAACAGATAAAGACAACATAGGTAAAGATCAACTTGAGGGCATATACAGTTACGGAATGTGGATGTCACCTCCTGATCCAGGAGTTAGAGTTGTTGTAACTTTTCTTGAAGGTGTTAAAGACAAAGGTGTTTGTATAGGTTGCTTGATTGATGATATGAGTAATCATATGACTCCGGGTATTCCTAGTAGTAAGCATTGGCTCGAGGATCCAAAAGTATTTGATATTTTACCAGCCGCGGAAACTGGAAAAGACATTCTACCAGTCATTGAAAGAAATGTAAAATTTAAAGATGAAAATAGAAGCACACTAGGTGTAATACAAAGACCAGTTAATATTCCGTTGTTAAAAATATTTAAACAACAAGGGCTACTAAACGACACAGTACGTGGACAAAGTTTTAGCAGTAGCCAAAGAGAAAACAATAGTGCAGTTTACGGTATAAGCACTCCAGGAAGATCAGTAAACACTGATCCTGCTACAAATATTACATTAAAAGCAAGAATGGAAGAAGGTACTGCAACTGAAGAAGATTTAAAAGTTAAGCAACGTTTACCAGGCCATATGTTTATTATGGATGATGGAGATGTTGAAGGTGATAGTAACTTGATTCGTTTAAGAACAAGTACTGGACATCAAATATTAATGGACGATAAGAAAGGTATTCTATACGTTGCAACTGCAAGTGGTAATGCTTGGATTGAAATGGACAACACTGGAAATACAAATGCCTATAGTGCAGGAAACTTTAGTGTACATTGTGAAGGAACATTTAATGTACAAGCAGGTGGCAATATTAATTTAGAAGCAGACATGAACGTAAATATAAAATCAAAAAAAGCGGCAGTAAAAATACATGCCGAAGATGGAACAATAGATGCAGTAAGTGAAAAAGGAACCTACATACAAAGTGAAGGACCTTTACATGTTAGAACTGCTGAAGATCAAAAGTTCACTGCATTAGATAGTGACATACATCATAATGGACCAGAGGCAACAGTTGCATCAACACCAACAACAAATGACTTGGTAACATCTAATAATAACAAAGATGTACTAAGCAGTATTGCCAACGTGGTACCAGAACACGAACCGTGGAGTAGAGGAGACTAACAATGGCTTTTAATTTTGCCGGACGAGCCTTTAACTTTGACCTAGATGGTGATGTAGCAACCAACTTAACAAAACTAACAGAGGGTGCAAACAAAACACTTAAACTAGGCGGAGATTCCTGTAACATTATGGGAACTATTGGCGCAATTACACCAGACATTAAAACTGCAATTACGGCTGCTGAAACAGAAGTAAAAACTGCAGAAATGTTAACAAAGACACAAGATGCCGCAGGACAGTTAACTGAAGCAATGAGTAGTATAATTGCTTCTAAAGAAACTGCAACTAGCAAGATTGATCAAGTAAATGCATTACTAACAAAACTAACTAATGCCGGTAAGACAGAAATGAAATCAAAACTTGAACAAGCATTTATTGATTATATGGATGCAGTTGACGGTAAAGCAACTAAAGTAAATGCATCAGCAGGAACTGGTATACAAATTCCAGTACCAGTAATGGATGCAGATGGACACCCTACATATGATGCATTTGGCGATCCGATAACAGAATTAAAATCACCAGGTGATGCTATTGCAGACGCTATGACAAAAGCAGAAGAAAAACTTAATGTGTGCGTTGAAAAACTAGGTGACATGGTTAGTGTTACAGGCGGATTAAGTTGTAAAGGAATACAAGAAGCAATGCTCAACAGTAAGTTTGAAGCAAGTGGAACAGTAGGCGAAGCAACTAAAGAAGTTAAAAGTAAAGTGCCGAGACACACTAGACGCATACAAGATAACGGAGCACTAGTTAACTTTAACATCGATCGTAAAAAGCCTTTTAGAGATGTTACTGAAACACTGCAAGTAAGAAACCTAAGTGCAAATGAAGAAGCAGGCGAAAGTCCGTTTGAAGAAAAAACAACATTAATTAGAGTGTACGGAACTGAAGCACAGTTAAACAAACGTTATGGTGCAAAAGTTGAAGAGATACCTGAAGAAGAAGTGGAGCAGATAGCGTTATAATGGCATTAAAAAATTACATGATAAAGCCTAATCTTAAAGTTGTTAACTTCAATATTGATTATAAGTTACCAAGCAAAGAGGTTGAGTATAATAAAACGCAAGTAATGATGTATGGCAGAACTGCTGACATTGACAAACGTTTTCCAAATGGTAAAGAAAAAGTAGTTGAGGCTAAAACAGGATCACCAGATCCAAGTGCAGACATTCCTGTGTTTGGCGGTCCTCTTATTCCAATCAGTCTTAGTGCGGCAGTAGGCAAAGCAACTAAGAATATGAAAGCAGTAGCCGGTGTTGCACTAAGCAGTGTAAACAGTATGGCTAGCGGGCTTGAATCATTAAAGGATGGAAGTGTTGCTGAAATGATAGCACTTGCAAAACTTGATGCGGCTATACTCGAAGCACAAGCAGAACTTGGAGAAATATCAGTAGGTAACAAAGACAAGTTAAGTATGGGATTAGAAACTGATGCGATAAAGGCTGCTGGAATTAAAACACCTGGAAATCTAGGTGATGCACTTAGCATGGGAGACCCTAGTGGTTCTATTGGTAAGTTTGCTGGTATTGATGGAGCAATGGCGGCAACTAAAGGATTATCACTTCCGTCTATTTCAAAAGCAGTTAGTTCAACAGGAGCCTTGAGCTTTGAAGGAGTTAACAAGTTGCAAGGTTTTAGAGACATTGTAGAAAACGTTGATGTAAAAATTACAAGTCTTTCAGATATAGGATCGTTTAGTGATGTTGCTAATAGTATAACGGAAACAGTTGAGTCATTTTCAAAGATGGCAAGAACAACAAGAGTATACGGAACTGAAACAGATTTAAATAGTGCGTTTGGAGTCGATGACTTTGCCAATGTATCAGCTCGCAGGTCAGTAATAGAAGCACCTCGCCCGAGTAATAAGTTATCTATTGCTAGAAAAGAATGGAATGGTGTATCAAAAAAATGGACTGATACAGGAGCAGCATAATGGGAAGACCGGTAGCAAGACTAGGTGATAGAACATTCGGAACATGCAGTCACCCAAGTCATATTCCACAACAAATAGGCGGAACAATTATTACTGCTAGTCCCGACGATATAACAAACAATAAAGGTACTGCTAGATTAGGTGACTTAGTTTTAACTGACTGTGGACATCACGGTGAGATTATTACAGGCAGTCCTAACGTACTTGCTAATGATAAACCAGTTGCAAGACTAGGTGATAAAATAGCAAACAAGGCACCTTACGTTGCAGAAATAGTAACTGCTAGTCCTGATAGACTTGCAGAAGAGTAAAAAAGCATAGGTAAATATTGATATGGCAAACTATTACGGTTACACAAGCATTGGAAGAGATTTTGTAGATACTGCGGCAACAGACCAAGTATTAATTCGTGCTGATCTAATTAATCATTTTAATACAAGATTAGGCGAACGATTAATGAATCCTGAGTTTGGTTGTATAATATGGGATTATATTTTTGATCCTTTTACTGATGAAGTAAGATATGCAGTTATTGAAAACTTGCAAGGCATCATTGATTCAGATCCGAGAATAATATTAAGGTCATTAGACGTTGCAGAGTATGAACATGGGCTGCAAGTAGAGTTAGCAATAGCATACGCTGATGGTGACTATAGCGAAGATATGGTAATTACGTTTGATAGTCAAAGTGGCAAAGCAACTGCTTAATAATATACGCACTTTATAAAACGCATAAATACTACAATATAAGGGACTGGGTATATTTAAATGAGCACTAGTGAACGTCAAAATAGTTTATTTGTTTCAGAAGACTGGACAAAGATTTATCAAACATTCAAAGACGCAGATTTTCAAAGTTATGACTTTGAAACACTTCGTACTACTATGGTACAATACTTGCGTAACAACTATCCAGAAGACTTCAATGATTACATTGAAAGTAGTGAATTTATTGCACTTATGGATCTTATTGCATACTTTGGACAAAGTCTTGCTTTTAGACAAGATCTTAATGCAAGAGAAAACTTTTTAGAAACTGCACAACGTCGTGATAGTGTATTACGTTTAGCAAAGTTATTAAGTTATCATCCAAAACGTAACCAGCCTGCAAGAGGCATGTTAAAAATTACAAGTATACAAACTACTGAAAGCGTGTTTGATAGTACTGGACGTAACTTAGCAGATGCATTTATTGTTTGGAACGATAGTACAAATCCAGACTACTTAGAACATTATGCAGTAATAATGAATGCCGCTATGACAAACTCACAGAGTTTTGGTAATCCTGGCTTAAAAGGAACACTAAGTGGAATCAGTACTGAAATATATCAAATTAATTTAATACCAGATACAATTCCTGTTGTACCGTTTGTTGCAGATGTTGCCGGACAGAGTATGACGTTTGAAGTTGTTAATGGTACATTCCAGGGTAAGGATTATGTTTATGAAGCAGCACCTAGACCCGGTGATACGTTTAACACATTTTACAGACAAGATGGTAAAGGAGCAGGATCAAGTAATACTGGCTTCTTCTTTTACTTTAAGCAAGGAACACTAGAAACTTCAGAGTTTCAGTTGAATACTGCATTGTCAAATCGTGTTGTTAGCATTGATGTTAATGGAATTAACAATGATGACGTATGGTTATTCAACCTTGATGCAAACGCAGATGCTGGCACAGAGTGGACTAAAGTTCCTGCTATAACTGGTAACAATGTTATCTATAATAGTTTAAGTGAAAATGTACGTTCTTTGTTTGCAGTTAACAGTAGAACAGATGATCAAATTGATTTAGTATTTGGCGATGGAGTATTTTCAGATATTCCAAATGGTAGTTTCCGTACATTCTATCGTACAAGCAACGGAAGATCATATCGTATTAAGCCAAATGATATTAATGGAATGAAACTTAATATAAGTTATGTTAGTAAGACTGGTTCAATTGAAGAACTAAGTGTAGGATTAAGTTTACAGTACACAGTTGACAATGCAAGTGGTAGAGATAGTATTGCAGATATTAAATCAAAAGCACCACAACAGTACTACACACAAAACAGAATGATCAATGGCGAAGACTATAATATTTTTCCATTAACTAATTTTAATAACGTTATTAAAAGTAAAGCAATTAACAGAACAAGTAGTGGAATTAGTAGATACTTAGATGTTAAAGATGTAACTGGAAGATATTCTAGTACAAACATATATGCTAACGACGGTGCGTTATACAGAAACGAATTTTTAAACAATGTAACATTTACATGGATTACAGACAATGATATTTTTAACGTACTTAAAAATACTGTTGAGCCTTTACTTCGTAGTAACGAAATGGAACATTTTTACTTTGCAAACTATGAACGTAAAGCATTAACAGGAAGCAATGTTAATTGGAACCGTGTAAGTTTTGGCAGTAATTATAGTACTGGATACTTTACTAACGATGCCGGGGAAGTACTAGAAATAGGAACTGCATCAGGTAACAACAGAAGTTTTGTTAAAGTAGGCGGCATGTTAAAGTTTGCTGCACCAACAGGTAATCACTTTATGGAAAACGGAACACTGATGTCCGGTGATCCAAATCATCCAGGAAGTATGAAAAATGTATATAGTGGTATTGTTAGTATTAACAATAATGGCACAGGTGTTGCTGATGGTAAAGTAACTGCACAAACTGGTGCAATTAGATTAAATGAAAACATTCCATCAACTGCGATAGCACAAACTGTACTACCTGGCTTTAAGTCAGACTTACCAGGTGCATTTGAAAGTACACTTTTTACAAATATCAAACAGTATAAAAACTTTGCAATAGGTTTTGACTACTTAGACAATGTTTGGTATGTGGTTGAAAACAGAGATATTAGCACAGGCAATACTTTTAGTAGAGACTTTGCAGAAGATACATCGACTACAAATAAAGATGGTAGTTGGTTAATTAAATTTACAACTGATGGAAGTACTTACACAGTTACATATAGAGGTCTTGAATACTTCTTTACTAGTGAGCAAGAAACACGTTTCTATCATGATAAGACTAGTAAGGTTTATGATCCAGTTACTGGACTCACAAAGAAAGATACAATTAGTGTGCTAGGTGTAAACGCAGACCCGGTAACGGCTGCACCACTTGTAAGAAACCTTGAGTGGAATGTTTATAATGTTGTAACTGAGTCAGATGGTTATAACGACAATACAAAAATATTAGTAACGTTTGCAGATCAAGATGACGATGGTATAATTGACAATCCAGATATATTTGATATGGCAGTTGGCATTGATGTACCAACTGGAGCAGGCGCTGATAGAAAGTTTGTATTCTTAAAGAGACAAGCAGACTACGATAACTTTGACAAGTATGTTGCAATGCCAGCCGGTACAGTAAATCATACATATGAAACAAAGGCAGCCATAGATGCACAACTTACTAACTTGTTAACTAATCAAGTATTGTACGCAGTGACTGATAATAAATTTTATGTAATAAGCAATGCAACCGGAACAAAAGTAGCAATTGAAAGTCTTGATTATCAAGTGCGTGTAGGACGTGATGCAATTAAGTTTCATTACTCACACCATGCACCAAACGATAGACGTATTGATCCAAGTCCAGGTAACATCATTGACATATACTTACTAACACAAAACTATAGTGATGCGTATGTTGAGTATGTACAAGATACAAGTTCAACTGTTGTTTTACCAGCAGAGCCAACAGTAAACAGTTTAAGAAGTCAGTTCAATACACTAGAAGGCTACAAGAGTTTAAGTGATGCACTTGTAATGCATAGTGCAAAATTTAAGCCATTGTTTGGTTTAAAAGCAGATTCTAACCTACGTGCAAGTTTCAAAGTAGTTAAAAATCCAGGCTATAATATTAGTGACAGTGAAATTAAATCAAAACTAGTTGTAGCACTTAATCAATACTTTGCAGTTGAAAACTGGGACTTTGGTGAAACATTTTTCTTTAGTGAGCTAAGTGCTTACTTACATACTACTCTTACACCTTATTTAAATAGTGTTGTTATTGTTCCAACAAGTGGAACACAAGCGTTTGGTAGTTTATATCAAATCAGTTGCGAACATGATGAAATATTTGTTAATGCCGCAACAGTTAATGACGTAGCAGTAATAGACGCTATTACGGCTTCTAACATTAAAGCAACAGGCGAAGTATACACAGGTTCAGCAACAACAAGCGGAACATCATCTATTATAACAACATCATCCGGTAGCGGTGGTGGTGGCGGTGGGGGCTACTAATGGCTAAACGTAAATCCAGTTCGTTCTTACCTAAGTTTTTACAAACAGTTAAGAACGAAAAATTCTTACATGCTACACTAGATCAGTTACTTAATAGTAAGAACCTAGAACGCATTGACGGCTTTGTCGGTAAAAGACGAGGACCTAGTTATAGTATTGATGATCCATATATTAGTACAGTAGGTGCTAACAGACAAAACTTTCAACTAGAGCCTAGTACAGTTTACAAAAAAAATAACGAGATTGAATTTGTTGTAACGTATGATGATTTAATTAATAACATTTCTGCTAACGGTGGTGATGCAACAAGACACGATAGATTATTTGAACAAGAATATTATAACTGGGGTGGGTTCAGTGATTACGACAAGTTAATCAACTTTGGAGAGTACTACTGGTTACCAAGTGGTCCTGGTACTGTTGCCGTTAGTGCAAACGACGTTCCTATTAACACAGACTTTACAGTTACACATACAGGCTTATCAGAATACACACTAAGTCCTACATATGGTGATACTAAAAATCCAACTATCTACTTGGTGCGTGGAGGCAGTTATACATTTGCTGTTAACCAGACAAGTCAGTTTTGGATTCAGTCAGAGCCGGGTACTACAGGCAAAAGTTTAATAAGTTTTAATCGTAGCACACGTGATATCTTTGGTGTAACTAACAACGGACAAAGTAACGGTAGTGTAACATTTAATGTTCCTAAATCAAGAGATCAACAATTTTTTACACAAACATTAGTTAATGTTGCGTCAGTTGACTTAGCAAGTGATTTAACACATAAACAAATTAATGGTAAGACAGTTAGCCAGATACAAGAACTTGGCGGTGTTGATGGACAGTTGTTCCTTGAAAATAAAACTATTATCTTTACACATTCAACTGAAGATGATGCTAATTGGGATGCCACAACTGTATTGCCAAAAGCAAACCGTTTTAGTGTTTTCCAAATACAAGTTGGCGGCAGTAGTAAGATTACATTATTACCTATACAAGCAATAGGCATAGATAAAAAAGTACAAATTAATGAAGGTACACTTCATAGCACAAAAGAATATTATAGAAATCCAAGTGTTGATAATTTACAAGTAGTGCCGGCAATCACAGCACCAATGAGTACACTATACTATCAGGATAGTACAGATGCAACACGTTATGGAGTTATTAAATTAATTGATCCTGACTATAGAACAATAGATATTGATAACGAAGTTGTTGGCAAATCTGCATACACAAGTCCAAACGGTGTACAGTTTACAAACGGATTACATATTAGTTTTGATACAACTGTATTACCTACTACAAAACAAAATAAGACATTTATTGTTGACGGTGTAGGAGAAGGTATCTTCTTAATTGACAAAGCCGAGCATGTGAGTTATGAACTAGCAAATACTGACACAAAAGATTATGTTACAATTAGACGTGGTAGTGTAGATAGAAATGCATGGAGCAGAAGTAACCACTGGTACCATAAAGAAGTTGTTAATACTATTGCAACATACAATAAAACTATTCCAACACTAGATCAAACTAGTAGAGCAAATAGACCAATTATTGAATTCAATAGAAACTTAAATCTTTTTAATCACGGCACACTTGGTATAGCACCGGTTGATTTAATTGACAACTATACTACTGATGCACTTAGTATTGTACAAAACACAAACAATTTTAGAATTGACGGAGTACTACTGACTGAAGGCATGCGAGTTATTTTTGCCGCAGATACAAACGCAGATGTAAGAAGTAAAGTTTATACAGTTAACATTGTAAACTTTCAGAGTACAGGCGATACAGAAATTAGATTAGTTGAAAGTACTACAGACATAGTTGCAGTTAACACTGGATTTTCTGTTAAACAAGGTACAACGCAAAAAGGAAAAAGTTATAAGTGGAATGGAACTGCATGGAGTTTATGTCAGTTAAAGACTTTTATAAACCAAGCACCGCTATTTGATATCTTTGATTCAACTGGAGTAAGTTTAAATAATGCAACTTCATATGTTGGAAACAACTTTACAGGAAGTAAATTATTTTCATATGCTACTGGTACAGGTGCAAGTGATACAGAATTAGGATTTGCATTAAAGTACAGAAACTTTAGTAACATTGGCGATATTATTTTTAGCAATGATTACAGCACTGATACATTTGTATACACTACAACAACAGGCAGTACAACTAAAAACATCAACACTGGATTTATTCAAAGTACAGATAGTACAGGAACACAAAAGTATACAGACGGTTGGATAAAAGTAATTAACCCAAGTACACAATATCAAGAAGTTATGTATATTGCCTCTGGTGATGCAAAACAGTTTGATATAGGAGCCGAGCCTATTACATCTACTGCAAGTCGTCCTAGTGTAATAGTTTACAAAGATAACGTAGAAATAACAACAGGTTGGACTGCAACAACATTTGGTGGCAGAAACATTGTTGAATTTACAACGGCACCAACTGCAAAAACACAAATTATTATTGAAGTATTAAGTAATACTGCAACACAATACGGCAATTACCAAGTACCGGTTAATCTAAGCAACAATGCCTTTAACGCTAAGTTTGATACTATCACGCTTGGGCAGATGCGTAACCACGTAGGTAGTACGTTAAAAACTGCTACTGACTTTGATGGAACATATCCTGGAAGTAGTAACCTAAGAGACATTGTTAACAGTAGTGAACATGCTGGTAATATCTTACATCATAGTGCTGGAATGGTTTTTCCAAGTGTATTCTTACAAGACAACAACTTAAACTTTGTTAAGTCAGTTGAGTATAATGCAAGTGAATATACCAAGTTTAAACAGAAGTTTATACAAGCGTCTAACACACTGGACTTAGATTTTAGTGATATTCCTGCCGCAGTTGATGTGATACTTGCAAGTATTAACAATACAAAAAGTAGTACGTTTCCGTTTTATCATAGTGATATGGTTGGACACGGTACTAATAAAAAGATTAGAAAATACACTATTACTGATGATAGACAAACCAGTTATCAATTTGAAAACTTATTTGTAATAGGAACAAATGGTAATAGAAGTGTATTAGTATATCGTAATAATGTACAACTACAACATGGAACTGATTATACATTTAGTAGTATCAGAGCCGCAGTTGAGTTTAAGAAAGACTTATTAGCACTAACTGATGTTATTAAAATTGTTGACTATTCTAATACTGCAGGAAATTATATTCCACCTACACCAAGTAAGTTAGGCTTATACCCAAAGTACCAGCCTGTAAAATATATCGATACAAGTTATTTTACTGATGTAGAAATGATCCAAGGACATGATGGAAGTAAGACTCGTGCATTTGGCGGATACTTAGATGACATTTTAATTGAACTAGAAAACAGAATTTATAACAATATCAAAGCAACGTACAAACCAGAAGTATTAGACATCAATGATGTTATGCCTGGACGTTGGAGAGATACAAGTTATTCGCTTATAGAGAAAAACAATATCATTGCAAAGTTTTTCTTAAAGTGGGCAATACAAAACAGAGTTAATTGGACTACCAATCAAGAGTATACAACTAACAACGAGTTTAGTTGGAACTATAATAAATTAAACGACAAACTAACTGATGAGCTACTTCCAGGTTTCTGGAGAGGCATTTATAACTTTTACTTTGATACTGATAGACCAGATACTCATCCGTGGGAGATGTTAGGCTTTAGTGAAAAGCCAAGTTGGTGGGAATCACGTTATGGTCCGGCTCCGTATGCAAGTGGAAACTTAGTACTATGGGAAGACTTACGTGACGGTAAAATTTACAGTGACGGAATTAGTGAAACACATACACTAAACACAAATTATGCTCGTCCTGATTTACTAGATATGATTCCAGTTGATACACATGGAACATTACGTTCACCTTGGAAGACACTTGCTAAAGGTTCAACTGTATTCGACAACGATAGTTCGTGGACACTAAATGATTTTGGACCTGCACAGTCAGCCTGGATGAAAAGTAGTGACTGGCCGTTTATATGCCAAATTGCAATGGGCTTAATGAAGCCTGCAAAGTATTTTGGATTAACATATGATACAGATATTATTAGTAGAAGTACACTAACAAATAATATTGTTAACGTTAATACTAATAAGCAATTACAAAGACCTGACTTTAGTATTCCGTTTATAGATAGTAACATTGTAAATGGCTATTCAACATACATCGGTAACTATATGCAATTCTTAGGATTGTCAACAACTATACTCGAAGACACAGTTGATAAGTTAGATATCAACTTAGCATGTAAGTTAAGTAGTTACACAGATAAGAAATTTTTAAAAGTACTTGCTGAACAAGTAAGTCCTAACGCAATTAGTGAAAACGTTATTATACCAGATGAAGATTACAGTTTACATGTACAAAAAACTGGTCCTATTATCAATGCTCCATACAGTGGAGTAATTGTACAAAGAAGTGACACAGGATACTTATTATATGGTTACGATCATACAAATCCTTTCTTTACAGTTATACCAAGTGTACAAAGTAATAACGTACAAACACACACAGTTTTAGAAGATCGTTATTACGAGTACAAAGACTCACAAGACTTTACACAACAAGTTGCGTACGGTACTGAACTAAGTTCTCCGCAACAAGTATTTGATTTCTTAATTAGTTACGGACGTTACTTGACATTAATAGGTTACGACTTTGATAACAGTACAGAAGAAGTAGCCAACGGAACAACAACTGCCAACTGGGCAATGAGTGGTAAAGAGTTTGCATATTGGAATAAGCAAAACTGGGGTGTAGGTGCAGTTATTAGTATAAGTCCTAGTGCTAACTTCTTACAGTTCAATCGTGAAGATGGAATGATCGACAGTCTTGTTAGTGACTTAGGAAGTAGCAAGGCAGTACTAAATCAAAACTTTGACAGTTTAACAATAGACAATTTTAAAACAAAAAGAGAAGACGGCAGATTTGAATTAGAGCCAGCACCAGACGCCGGCGGAATTTATTATGCAGATCTTAAAGTAGTACAATATGAGCATGTACTAGTTTTAAATAATACAACGGTGTTTAACGATATTGTATATCAACCAGAACTAGGTAACAGACAAAACAGATTACGCTTAGTAGGTTGGAGAACACAAGGTTGGGACGGTAGTTTAACGGCACAAGGATTTATTTTAAATCGTGGTACTGTAGATCTGTTTGTACAAAATACAGATTACTCTAAAGGTACTATTGTAAAATATAATGATAACTTATATACTGCCGTACAAAAACATACAAGCGGTAGTGCATTTGATTATAATCAATGGGCACCAACAGATAGTTTTAAATTAGGATTACTTCCTAACTGGGACACACTAGGTGGAAACTTTGAATCATTTTATGATTTAGACGAAGCCAACTTACAAAGTGATGCTGATAGATTTGGTAAAAGTGTTATTGGTTATCAATCAAGAAGTTACTTAGAGAACTTAGGACTTAACGATACATCACAGATAAAGTTTTATCAAGGTATGATACGTGAGAAGGGTACTAAGAATTCAATTGACAAACTACTCCGTGCTAAGTTAGATAACACAACCTCAGACATTAATATGTTTGAAGAGTGGGCAATACGCAGTGGCGAGTATGGCGGAACAGAAGTAAACAGTAGAGTTGAAATACAACTTAGAGAAATTGATACACAAGGTAACCCTTCAGTAATTCATACTATTCCTAGTATAGAAGAAAAAGAAGAAGGTGTTAATAACTTACTTGTAAATAATTTTTACGAGGCACCTCCTACTATAACTGACAAGTGGATACCAACCAGTGACGACTACGGAATTATTAGTGATGCATTACCATATGCCGGTTATGCAAAATTAACTGATGCCGATGCTACACTGTTTAACATTACTTCATATCAAAACTTAGATTCAAATATTTCTACAATGGACACTGGTTACGTTTTATACGTTGCTAACGATCTTACACTTGATTGGAATATGTATTACTTAGATGTTACAAAAGTAGTAGTTACAACTGCACAAGCAAGTAGCAACAATACAATATTGTGGACAACTGATGAACAACATACACTTCAACCAGATGATTTTATTGTTATTAAAGGCTTTGGTGAAGGTAGTGGCGTACATAGAATATTAAGAACAACAGGATTAAAAAGTTTTGAAACAGATGAAAAGGTTGAAGGACTTGATCAAACTGGTGAAGCAGTAGTATTAAAGTTTACTAGCATTCGTTTTGCAGATGAACTTACACTTAGTTCTTTCAATCCAACACGTGGTTGGAAGTTAAATGACAAAGTATTCATTGATGACTACAACGGCAAGTGGGCAGTATTTGAAAAGACAAAAGAATACGCAAACAATTATACATTTACTCCTGGCATTTACAACTATACAGATGGACGCTTTGGACATAGCATTGCAGTAAACGGTGATGAGAGCTTGGCTGCATTTGGTATGCCAACTGCTTTAACATACGGTGCAGTATCAATGTACACACCAAACATTGAAGGTAAGTTAAGTGAAAGTGAACAACTTGCTCCAACAAATGTATCAGTTAGAGAGTTTGGACATAGTGTAGATGTATTTGAGGAAACTGTTGTTATTGGAGCACCTGGCACAAACGCAGGACAAGGTGCAGTATTTGTTTACAAGTTAAACAAAAAACTGTACGAATATGAATTAAGACTTGCATGGAGTGATACAAGTGCTACTCGCTTAGGACAAAGTGTAAAGTTTAGTAAAGATGGTAAACGTTTATTTGTTGGGTCACCCGGAAATGTTTCAGTTTATATTTTAGACATTGAACAAGCAGACGGTGTTACTGAAATCAATAAAGTTGAAGATACAATATTTACAGATGGAACTAACAAAGTTACTTCGCTTGTACCGATGTTTCCTGGTAGAAATGTTACACTGGAAGGTGTAGTACAAATCGAAGGTGTAGACTATACACTTGTAAACGGGTTAATGACATTTGCTGTTACTCCGGCATTATCAAGTATTGTAAGAGTTAACACAGGCTTAAATGTAATACAAAGAAAAGTAGTTACTGGTAACGGTGGCTCAGACTTTGGTACAAGTATTGATACAAACTTAGCAGGCGACAAGTTTGTTGTTGGTGCACCTAAGGAAAACGGAGCAGGACAACAACGTGGTGCAATTTACATTTACGTTGCTAATACTGAAACATTCAAAACTGCAGACAGTGAATTACTAAAAGCAGACGATAGTACAACTTTAGCAGACAGTGGACGCCCTGGTTGGACATTACAAAAGACATTAATTGCATCAGTCACAGGTGACTTTAGTTTTTACGGTACAGATGTTGCAATGACACACGATGGCTTAAAAGTATTTGCAAGTAGCCCGGGTTTAGATAGATTTGAAAGTGAAAGTGGATTAGTAAGTGTACACAAGTATGCATCCAATGATTGGACACTAGTTCATAATATTACACAAGATGCACAAACAGACTTACAACAATTTGGTAAGGCACTTGCAATTAACAATGATGGAAGTGCATTAAGCATAGCTGCACCAACTAGTATATTTGATTCATCATGTACATTTGACAATAGTGAATTAGTAGTTGATAGTAAAGCAACTGCATTTGTTGACAGAAGAAAACGTGGTGGTAATGTTTATGTATACCAATCAATAAATGATAGTTACATACAAACACAAACATTATCAAACACAACTGTTTCTGACAATGACGAATTTGGTTATGACATTGCAGTAGTAGGCACAACAATATTTGTTGGAACCCCATATGATGATAATGTTAATACTAACGCAGGTCGTGTGTTTGAATATAAACTTAACGGTAGTGTGTTTAACATCAGTGAGCAGGAATCAAAATTAGTTGATCCAAAACGCATTAACAGAGTATTCAGTTACAACAAAGTAACAAATAAAATTATTAATTACTATGACTGGATTGATCCTATTAAAGGAAAGATACCAGGACTAGCAGATGAAAACATTGATTATAAAACATTATGGGATCCAGCAGTATATGCCGCCGAAGGTGCAAGTACATGGAGTTCAAAACAAGTTGGTAAAATTTGGTGGGATCTTGCAACTGTAAAATATAACTATGCAGAACAAGGTGACTGGGCATACCGTAGCACATTCTGGAGCACAGTATTTCCAGGATCCGCTATTAATGTTTACAGTTGGGTTGAAAGTAGTGTGTTACCAAGTGCATACACAGGCGGTGGCGAAGTTTACAATGCAAACTTATATGTAACAAATACAACTTACACTAATCAAAGTTCCACAACAAAGTATTATTTCTGGGTTAGAGGACTTAGAGACATTACTGATAATCATACAGTAAGTCCATATAACGTTGCACAAATTATTGTAGATCCAACAACATACGGAATTAAGTATGTAGCATTTACAAGTCCAAGTGACATTGCTAGTTATAATATGAATGGTGACATTATTGATAATAATACTATTCTTGCAGTTGATTTTGATATTAAGAAAAACGATCAAGTATTGCATACTGAGTGGAGTATTATTAAAGAAGGTTATGCAGAACAAACATTACCTACTAACATAGAACGTAAACTTGTAGATAGTTTAGTCGGTGCTGATACAATAGGTAATCAAGTACCTGACAATAATTTAAATATTACACAACAACATGGCGTACAATTCCGTCCAAGACAGAGTATGTTTGTTAATAGATTTACTGCATTAAAAACATTTGTTGATGTTGTGAATCCTATATTACTTGCAAACCCTATTGCAATTAGTAGAGACATTAGTGGCTTACTTGCAGAAGATACAGAGCCAACAGTAAACAGTGGCGAGTGGAATCAACGTGTCGAGAACCAAACACAGTTAGGATATGTAAGACTCTTAGAGCGTCCGACTGGTTGGAGAGTTCTTGTTGCAAGTGATGAGAATGTACAAAACTTATGGAGTATATATTCTAAACTAGAAAATAATACTTGGACACTTGTAAAGTTACAAAGTTATGATGTAAAAACACAATGGGCTTATGCAGACTGGTATGCAACTGGATATAGTGCAACAACATACATAAATCATTTAATAGAATTAAAGAAAGATTTAGTTAACTTAACTGGAGTAGTTAGTGGCGAGATTGTTAAAGTTGACAACGGTGGTGCTTGGGAATTATTATATTATAACGGTGTAGATTATGCAACTGTTGGTATTGCAAACGGTACACTACAACTAGGAACAAGTTTATACGATTACACAAAGAACCGTTATGGTTTTGACAGTGAAGTATTTGACTTCCAACTGTTTGATCAAGAGCCACAAGTTGAAACTAGAAAAATTATTAATTGTGTACTAAACAATATACTTGTTGAAGATTTAAAAATTCAGTATAACAATTTAATTATGGCAATAATATATCATGTACTTGATGAGCAACCATATGTAGATTGGTTATTCAAAACAAGTTTCGTAAGTGTTAATCATAACATTAGAGCACTTGATGCCTTGCCATATTACAGAAGAGATAATCAATCTTACGTTAACGATTTCATTAGCGAAGCAAAACCTTATCATACAAAGATACGTGAGTATGTACTAAACTATGATAACACTGAGCCATGGGACGGTGACGTTACAGACTTTGATGTTGCAAGTTATTATGACTCAACACTTGGATACTATCGTAAGCCAAACACAAGTAGTGCAGATGATGTTGCAAGATTAAAAGCAGGAACAAATAGTCAATACAACTCAAACAAAGCATTTATTGTAAAAGAATTAGTAATTGAAAATGGAGGAACTGCATATACTGTTCCACCAGTAATTACAATTAGTGGCGGTGGTGGTACTGGTGCTACTGCAACAGCAGTTATTGACACAGGCGTTGTAACTAGTATTATAATAACTAATCCTGGTAGCGGTTATACTTCAACACCGACAGTAACATTTAGTGGTAGTGCAGGAACAACTGCAAGTGCTTATGCAAGACTTAGTAACGAACAAATAAGAACATTTGAAAGTACTTTAAAGTTTGATAGAATAAAGTACACAACTGAAGTTAAAGAGTGGGTGGCAGAAACCGCATATAGCTCAGGTGATAAGATTACATACTTAGGTGAAGCATATACTGCCAATGCAGACTTTACTAGTGGAGTAACATTTACAAGTGATAGTTTAACAGTTATTGCAGATGAAACATTTACAAATGCAATGGATAGATCTATTGCATACTACCAACCAACAAGTACACAACCAGCAAAACAATTAGAAAACTTATTCTATGGAATCGAATATCCACGTAATAAAATAGTTGGACCAACGTTTGATCAAGAGCCTGGTTACTCAAGAGGCGGTTTTGACGCAGTACCTTTTGATAACTTTGAAGTAGGTTCTGAAGGCATTAAAATGATTTCAGGTGTCGCTGATACAAATATTACTGCAAGTAATATTGCTATTACCGGTGCTGAAATGGAAGCAGGTGCATTTGTAAACTTCGACTTTGTTGATTCTGGATACTCAGAAAATCAAACTGTACTAACAGAAGGATTGACAGTAGCACAAGTACTCCAAAATAGATTTGGTGATAGTTTACTTGGAACAAGACCAGAAGACATTGATATTATTGGTGGTAAGTTTGTTGATCAGTATAACGCACATTCACCTGAAGAGTTTATACCGGGTAGAGTATTTGATAGTTTAGATATGGAAATATATCAAACACCTAGTACACTTGAAAATGGAACTGCACTAAGTCCAAAAATTGATGTTGTTAAGCACAGAGCAAATGGAACTGATGTTAGATTTAGTTTTATGCCGTTAGATAATATCATTGGCGACAACATTATGATTTACACTGCACAACAAGGTAAAGTACAACCAGATGAGTTTACATTAGACTTTACGACATTTGAAGTTGTATTTAATACTGCTCCTAGTAATAATGATATAATTGATGTTATTAACATTGGTACTACTGGACAAAATATGATACTTGATGTTGTGTACATAAGCAACGGAACAGATTTAAAAATTACACTTCCTGTTAAGCAGTCATTAGCAAAGCAATCATTGGTATTAGTGAACGGTGTTAAAACAGATCATACTATTAGTGATGAGAGCGAGCGTGGAGTATTAACTTTTTCAACTGCGCCGGTAAGTGGTGCACACATACATGTATTTGTGTTTAACTTAGATCCGGGTATTGAAATTGCATACAGTCATGTGGCACAAGATACAATTATTATGAATGGCTCTTTAAGAACATTTACAATGACTAATCGACCATTCTATGATGGCCCAACAGATGCAAAACTATTTGTTGAACTAAATGAAAATAGATTACGTCCAGCAGTATACACATACTTCACAGGTGATGGTGGCACAACTACTTTTACACTGACAAATAATGCAGACATTAATCATACAACTATTACTGCTTCGGACATTAGCATATTTGTTAACGGAGCGGCTAACACAGACTGGACATTAGATGCACAAGTTGGAACTGATCCAAGAACAGTTACATTTACTACTGCTCCAACAAGTGGCTCAAAGATTGCAATAGGTGACAATACAAATGCTGAATATACTGTAGTTGGAAATCAACTTACGTTAGATAGTAGTTTACCAGTTACTACTGGTACTAAACTTAATACAACTACATTTAGTAATCACGATACATTAGAAATTACTGCACAGACATTTAAGGGGTTGACAGCAAGTGAAGTAACCATTACAATAGGGTATGACGGTGACAATTATGATGCATCAAATTTTGATAGTGACAGTATAGCAGTTATTAATAGTCCACTATTTGACTTGTACAGAACAATAACCGATATTAATTATATTTGGGTTACACTAAACGGAATTAAATTAAGTGTCGGTACAGACTATGAAGTTAGTAGTGCAGGTGACTTAATAATTAAAAAATCAATCACAAGCAATGATATTATTGTTGTTAACCAGTTTAGTGATAAAACAATTAAAAAGCAGATTGCATGGAGAATGTGGAAAGACGTACTTGGTGCAACACGTTTTACTAGAATGATTGAAGATGCTACAACAACAGTAGCAGTAGCATTAAATAGAGCAGATACTACAATTACAGTAACAAACGGTAGTAAATTAGCAGACCCAGATTTAGCAAGTAATATTCCTGGTGTAGTGTTTATTGACAACGAACGTATTACTTACTGGAAGAAAGATGGCAATGTGCTTAGTAACCTACGTAGAGGTACAATGGGAACTGCTATTGCATTTAGACACTATGTTGGAGACTTAGTAATTGACTCAAGTCTAAGACAAGAAGTACCTAATCCATATGATAGTGTATGGTATGATGTTAATAGTACAACAGATAGTTTACAGTATCACACAACACAACAAGCAAAGTTCTTAACTGAATATGCTGGAACAATACCTGTTATTAACATTGCATATAACCAAAATGGAAGATATTTGCAAACAAAATATGTTGTTGAAAATTACGTTCAAATTAATGAATAAATAAACATATAGTATTTTACTGAGGGGTAAGAAGGAAATAAAATGGCAATTACATTTAGAAGAAATAAGAGTGTACCACTAACATTTGAAGAGTTAGATGGTAACTTTGATGATGTAAACAATCGCGTCACAGTCGTTGAACTTAACTATGTTAAAAGTGTAAATGGTTTCAAAGATGCAGTTACATTAGGTAGTGATAACATATCGGAAGGTAGTACAAACTTGTACTATACCGAAGCAAGATTTAATACAAGTTTTGGAAACAAAAGTACAAATGACTTGACAGAAGGTAGCGGCGGGTCACCGAACTTGTACTATACAGATGCAAGAGTAGGAACAGCAGTAAACTCCCTCAGTGTTGACGCTCTTAGTGATGTAAGTACAACAGGTTCAG